GGCCCATTTAAGAGCCTTTATGTCATCCTTTGGCAAGTCAACCTCGTTAAGTTCACCCGTAGCTAGAGCCTCGCGGAATCGTCCATCGAGCTTGGTTCCGCGTTGCGCTGCTGGGCCTGCCTCGCCTTTCTTGGACTCATAGCAAGGACACTCAGCGAGCTTGGGTAATAGTGAATGTCTGATCATATTTATTAATTGAGCTTAAGTGTAATATATCCGATTATTAATGCAGGAATGAGTATCTTGGAAATCTCAAATCCCGCACACATAATAAAGAGAACTTGATCTGGGTTCATTAGTCTGAGTATCTCTTGGATTTTCCATTATAAATGTGCTGACCATCAATCATGGAGTATTCAAACGAGGAGGTTTGCCCTCCGCATCCATGAGCGTTGATCAACTCATTGACAGTATCGTCATGCAACTTCTTATCGCTTATGATAGTAAACTCAAACCATTCTGTGTTCCCTGAGTCAGACATTGCTGTCCGCTCTCCTTGGAAGTTGATATTATTATTGATTTTCATTAAGTATGTATTTATAGGTTGAAATATAATCCTTGCAGTATTTTCGCATTAGCTCGCTTTTGCGATACTTAAAGCAGGTTTTAATCTCTATAAGTAATGCTGTTAGTGCTGTTGCTTTGTGTTCGTATGGCATGATCAGTCCCTTGGAAGATAGCTAAATGTGTTTCCTCCCCACACATCGTAGGGATTTGACCTGCTCCATGAGTCGTGGAAATCCCTCGCCTCTTGGAGTGTTTCTTGGAATGTCTGAGGCTCATCCTCCATGCGCTTGGGGGAGCGCACGGGTTCATCATTGTCGTCAATATCGTGATCTGGAAAGCGATCCATATTATTTGACTCCTTTCTCAACGGCTTCAACGAACTTTGCGAGCTTTCCATTGATGTTTTTCCGATAGGTAGCATCCTCGACATCCTTCCAAGTTTGTCCTTCTTGGATTTTACCTTTCTTGACTAGGAACGCATTCACTTCTTGAACATCAGCGAGTGTAGCAGCAACTTCGGGAGTCCACCAGTTAGCTTCCCATGAGATTTCACCTTCTACAATTTCCCCTTGGATTTCCGCATTATTAGGGGACTCAACATTATTAACAGACTCCTTTGGAGGTTCAGGCAGGGATGGCACTTCTTTCGCGCTAGGAGCCTCTTGGACGATTTCTACAACATCCTTGGCTTGCCTTGGCTTGGTATCGAAGTCTTGAACCTCCTCGGCGAGATAAACACCATTCAAGCAGGCAGGGAATACCGCACGAACACCTTCAGCAACTACACGAGCCGACAGCATTTGGTCGGGGTATTGCTTCCAAGTCTGTTTTCCAGTTAATCCGGCAGCGTTGGCACGATCCATCGTCCAAGTGATTTCTAAGTCACCTCCTTGGGGATGGCTGAACTTGGCCGCGCATTTAGTCGGGCCTCGGCTTGTCCATTGAATCTTACCCCCTGCGGCTTGGAATCGCGCAAGGGCGGCTTGACTCTTAAGGGCGGGCCTTCCTTGGATAATATCAAACTCGCTTGCCACGCTCGCAGGGTGACGCCCTTCGCTTTGCGCCACTAGCATAAGGGCAACGGCTTGATCCGGCGTCTTGATACCGAAAAGACCGCTCTTGGTAATGGCTTGCGCCATTGCTGTGATGTCTTGAACTGACTGGTTGTGAACTACAAGTTGATTATTCATTATATTTATATTATTTATTGGTTTATGTTCTGAGGGGAACAAATTATTTTTCAGCAAGACCCCTTGAAATGGTTGTCTCGCATTCTTGCGTTTTAATCTTTTGTCCCATGAAATCATGCTCGCAAAGATAAACTTGCTTTAAGATTTCGCCTGCAATGTTTTTCGTTGTTAAGAAATCGACAATTGTATAAACTGATTTATTTCTTCCCCTTGGAATAAATTGCGTTCCGATTGGATATTTCATTTTGAAAAGTAAAAATAGAGGGTGACGATTATCAGGTGAATGAAGAATAATTTTAAAAGGAAAGAGGCGAGTCTTTCGCGTTCGCGTTCTTCGCGCTGCTCTTGAAGTATTTCTTGAATGGTTTTGGCGCGGTTCATTATTAGGGCTTCTTTATTGGTTCAAATTCCATGTCGGCGATCCCTTGCGCGTCACTGGTATCAAGTCCCTCGTTTTCGAGTTCCTGAACCCTTGCGATCCACAGAGAATGCCTTGGAGACTTCCAGTGACAAGCGGGAAGATTTTGCGTGTGGCATGGCGGGATGCTCATGCTTCCCCTTTCGCCTTGGTAAGCGCGGCCTTTGCTTGGTCAATCAAGAGGCTGTCTTGGTCTCCGAATGCATCAACGATTGCTTGCAATGCTTCTTGCATTTCTTGGGATGTTTTCTTGAGTTCGGAAAGACGGCTTTTGCGCTTGCGTTGAAATTTTACCCATTCAGGGCCGGGAGTGGTGTTCATTTCAGGCCCTCCGCTTTCAAGATTGCTGCTTGCGCCATTTCAATGGGAACGCTTGACCCAGTGAGCTTTTCGCCTTCTATTGCGATATAATCCGCCACTAGGAAACGCAAGGCAGAAAGCAGATCAGGCGCGGCGGCGATCAGGTGGGCGTCAGCCGGCAATGCATCGCCAGCAACAAATGCCGGAGAATATTCTCCTGCATCGGTGACAATATCAAGACGCACTGATTCAGGGCGTGATGTTTCGGATTTTTGGCAATACCAGTTGCCAAGTGTGTGATTTGTGGTTTTCATTTTCTGATTATTCTTTTGGTTAGATATTGGTAAGCGCGAACGATGCGGGAAAAATCTGCGTCAGAGATTGGCGCGATTCCTTCCTGAATTGCATCGCGGAAGCGATTGCGGAGGTGATTAGTGTTGAAGGTTTGCATGGATTGAAATGGTTTTTGTTTATGGATTAAAAAGGTTCGCATGGATTATTTTCCCTTCTTAAATGTCCAAGAAAAACCCTTGGCTTGTGCTTCTCTCATTATCTCGGCGCATTCTTGGGCGGTTCGGTTCTTGTGGATGACATCACGGGATTTTTCGTGAATGGTGAGCGTGTAGGTTTTCATTTGTTGGCCCTTCATTTGTTAGAAACGAAAACATATTCACCCGATGGAATTTGACCCACGGAGAAATCTGCAAGCGTTCCCCATCCTGATGCCAACTCGCCGTATTCCTTCCGATCCTCTTTCAAGATTTCGGCGAGGTATTGACTGACCGCCCATTTTTGGCAATCGGCCCCGCTTAACTCATGCGGATAGGGAAAGGAACGGCGGGAGCGTTGTGACTTCACGATGATGCGCGAGCCGCGCGAGTTAGTCGGGCCTGCATATTTCGCAATGATGGCGGCGCGTGAATTTTCGTTGTGTGTTGTGATGGTGGTTTTCATTTTTTGGTTTTTCTATTTTGGTTTTTGTTCTGAGGGGAACGGGGAAGGTTATAAAGATCTGATTGCTTTCAAGACTCGCTTTTGAACGCCTGAACGATTCAAACGGAAACGGCCCGTATTGAGAGCGGTCATTCCGCCAATTGAACCGCCGTCAGTTCCCCATACTGAACCACATCCGCCGGGAAGGTCATAGATGACAGAGCAATCTGTTTCAGCGTCAGCAAACGCCGATCCGTCTCCAACAGGAATGCGTTTAGTCAGCGTCAGGATGTTTTCGCATCGTTCAATCGTGATCTCGTTTTTCCTGCAATGTGCCACAAAGCCAGCGGCGATTTCGGCGGGTGATTTTTTCGCAATCATTTTTTGGTTTTTCGTTTGAGTTTTTGGATCAGCGAACCATTCGCTGATCACGAAAAAGAGACTTTCCCAATCCTCACGAATCACCAAGAAAAATCGTAAAATTTATTTTCTCGCGCACGCATTAATTTTATTGACTAGCCCACGGAACCGCATCCCATGCGGGTTTGCGGGCGTTTCAATTCACGAAAAAATCTTTCAAAAACATTTGTGGAAAATCTCAGACTGTGATTTTTGGAATCAATTTTGCTCTCTGCGTAGCAGCCGCCGGAGGCTCTACTTTAGAATGATTCCAAACATTCAGAATCCATGCCAAGATCAGAACAGAACCATTCAGGAATCATGCCAACATTCCGAGCGAAATCTGATGAGAATCAGATTGAATGCGATTCAATTTAATGCAAGCAACTGACGGGAAAATATGATGAACATCATATTGCATCCGCGTTGCGGCTGAGGGTAGCCACAGAAAAAAGGACTTGGCAAGCACTTTTTTTAAGTTACCCATAGAAACATGGAAAAACAACTAGGTAGGCCAGAGACGCCATTTGATCAAGACACAGCAAAACATATCTGCGACATGATCGAATCAGGAATGACACTGAATGCAATCTGTGCGCTTCCAGATGTGCCAAGCATTCCCACGGTTTACAAATGGCTCGACAATCAACCAAGCTTCTTTCAAGACTACGCACGAGCGAGATCAAAGCAGGCCGATACATTCGCCGATATGGTGATGACAGAGGCGTTCAATTCTCACGATGCCCAGATTGGCAGGTTACGCATCGACGCTCTAAAATGGACGGCCTCAAAGCTCGCTCCTAAGAAGTATGGTGATAAGGTCGAGGTCGAGCAGACTGGCAACACTAACTTCAAGATTAGCTTTGCAGTTCCAGAGCGTGATACCCGTGACTCGCTCAAAGAGCTATCGGCTCCTGTTTCTAGGTTGGCTGATGCTCCGATTGAGGCTGAAATCGTCGATTCTGAATAACGATACGCATAGTGAATCCATGCATACCGAAATTGGCATATGGTGTTTTCAGATGTATGTCACTAGTAAATAGTGGGTTGCTTGGCGAAAATAGCCTATAAGTTCAAATAATGCAGATTGTCGATAATCAAATCTGCTAGAATCTGTCACATTCCGAACAGGCTTTTGTTATACCCGAAAAGGGTAAATCTAGCTAGATTCCTCAGAAGTACACCCGATCAGGGTTTGCTTCAATCTGTCATATTGTGACACTTTCCTGCATATGCGCCGCACCGCATATTTCGCATCTATTCAGCTCAGCGTATATTTTCGCCCCGCTTTTCACAATGTCGGCGATTGCTCACATTCCCGCTAGGTAATAATCTTCCCGCCAGCTCCTCCTGCATCTGGTATTTTTACCGATCAGTAAAACAAGCCATGTGATGCCAATACAACGCCGAGGTTGGCACTGGTTGACTCCATTTGAATCTGTGGCATCATCCACGCCCCATGTCCAAAAAAACCAAGACCGAACTAGAGATTTTATCTCATGCCTATTCCAAGACCCCCACGCCCGAAAACGCTGATCTTCTAATCAAGACTCTGCAAGATGCACTAAAGAGCCGAGAGGAAGCCATTGCCGAACTTGAAAAGGGGGTGCGATTGCTAGAGATTTTTCTATCTGAAAAAACCGATTGCGTAGAGAAAAAACCATGATACAGGGGAAGTCTATGCAATATCAAACTCACAGAGACTTCGTTCGGAGCCTATGCAAACCCGGTTCCGTCATCGCTGAGGAGCTAACTCCTGACGATTGCCACCGCCTACACATGGCAATAGGAATCAGCGGAGAGGCTGGGGAGTTGCTGGACTCAATCAAGAAAACAACCATCTACCGCAAGCCGTTAGACATTGCCAACATCGTGGAGGAGTGTGGTGACTTGCTTTTCTATATTGCCGGAATGCTCGACTCAATCGGGGTTGATATTGAAAGCGCGATGTCGGCGAATGTTTCAAAGCTGTCGATCCGATACGGAAAAAGCTACAGCGACAAGTTAGCCATTGAACGACTCGACAAGATGCAGAATCTAGACAAAGACCACGGCTCAGAGATCAAAGGCCCAGACATTGAAACTGACGAGGATTTTGATGAAGTAATTCCTCGCGTTTGTTCCATGGATGAAGAATGCGAATCATGCCAATGAGTGACAAATCGCAAGACTATTGGGAAGGTTTCGCAGATGGTCAGCGCGACATCGAGGCTCAGATGGACATCGAGGAAAGCTACATTGAGCCAAACGAATTTATCCACAAGCTGGATTTGTATTCAGGTTGGTTGATGGGTTTGATTCAGAACAATGGGAGCGACGAGAT